CCCTGAGGGGGGTAGTGCAAACGAGCACTAGTCGTATAGTACGACCATGTCCGTGTCGATGGTGGAGCGAGGCGCATCATTCGATACGACAAACACGTAAGCTGCCTCTTAGGAGGCCCTTATGCTGTTTCCAGAACAACCTTACACTCGGTATCGTTTCCAGACAGAAGATGTCGGAACGTACTCCAACGGGTATAATATTACCCAATGGTCGGGCACTGTAGCGGAACCATGGAAAGTAACCAGTCAGACATACCAGTCTGGAGGGTTTACTAACCAGGTCTCGCGAACGATGCACGATACCGAAACCCCTGGGTGGAGGAAGGCGTGGCTCCGAGGATTGGCAACCGTCAATCCAATGGAACAAACGACCCTCTCTCCTATAAGGGTAAACGGAAGATACTATATGAGACGCGTAAAGCGTCTCGGTACCTATCCGAATTACTATTATCAGGGTGCTTTACACGATGGTAGCGCCGGTTATGGTGATTCACTCACCACTAACAACTACTACTATCCCTCACCTCCGCCACCTCCGGATGAATCAATTATCCTGGAGGCTATAACCGAATGCTGGTCCAAGGTGTCCTTATCGGACACTCTTGTGCTAGCACAGGCCGCGGAACTTTCAAAAACGCTGGCTTTTCTTACATCCACCTACCTGAAATTTCGCAAGATTATGCGAGATCTAAAGAGGATGGATGTTAAGGCTCTTAAGGGTGAACTTAGCCCAAAAGAGTTGAGTCAACGTTACATGGAAGCGCGCTACGCTCTTAGACCTTTGGCGTACGACTTAAGGAATACTGCTTCAGCTTATGCTGAAAAAGTTCCTCCCAAAGTTATGACGTTTAGGGCACATAGAGCGGACATCAGTACTGCGACGGAAAGCAATAAGCTTCTCCGGACGCTGCCTGGTGATCAAGCGTGGTATGGGAGCACTATAGCTAATGAAAGTATAGATGTTCGTGTTGGTGTTCTTGCCGCTGTCACTGACTTCTCCAACTTTACAAGATGGGGTTGTGGTGACATCCTACAAACGATTTGGGAAGAGATTCCCTTTTCGTTCATTGTGGACTGGTTTTTCCAGGTAGGCAAGCTAATAAGTATGTGGAGTCCAAAAGTAGGACTACGCACACTAGCTTCGTGGTATGTCGTCGAGAAGACGACTACCTTGTCAAGCACTATCGAGACGGTTCAGAGTCTTGCCAGTGGGTGGAATTATACCGATATAATCACCCGCTCCGGTACGTACTCAAAGGTTAGCACTGTAAAATACAGGCTACCGAATCCCGATCGACCAGTTTTACCAAGTTTTAACGTGAAACTGAATTCACTAAAACTCTTAGACTTAGGGATAATCGCGACAGGTATTTATAACAGTTGGTTCAATCGGAAGGGTGTAAAAACCCGACCTAGAAACAACCCTTATTATGCCTGGTTCGATAAGGACCAATCTTGGTTCGTTGATTAATCCTTACATTGTACAAGGAGGAGCAGTCATGCTCGATCTCACACTTACACTTAGCGTGGATAAGGCTAATAACGCATCGCCAGTGAGTGAAGTTTTCACTCGCGATGGTGGTGCTGTAGCCCCGAACAAGAGCTTATACTACGGTGATTTACATACCGTAGATTCCAAGGAAACCCTTGGTTTTACTCGCGTTCCCGCAAAGGTCAATGGCAATTTTAAGGGAACCCAACGGTCCTCGCAGAAATATGCGCGAACTGTTCAGGTTCTCGGAGTTGATGGCAATACTATAGATGCTATTGCTACAACCGAATGCATTGACTCATTCCCTGTTGGAATGACCTCAGCTCTTAAGAAAGAAATGAGGCAGTACTTGGTCGCACTTCGCGACAACGACACCATCATGGACAAGGTCCATGACCAGGGTCAGGTTTAACTAACCTTTTTGCCCTGGTTTTATCCAGGCTATCACATTGGAGGACACATAAATGTCGCACAAAGTAATAACCAGTAACGGAGTAGCTTTATGTCAATTAAAGACATATTACAAAGACCAAGACGTAAAACATTATTGTCTTGGCTTACGGGATGGACGATTCCTCGCCTACGTTTCTACATTCGCGTACATCGTGCGATCAAACGCACGAGACGAAGATGTAGGGACAAGGGGGAAGAATTGGATCAAACTGTGCGTAGTAGAAGTAGCTTGGTCGAAATCGGATTACGCGAGGGGAGTGAAGACTCTCCTAGCAGATCCGGATCTAGACCGGCGCATTCTACACGGGCAGTTGAAATCCGAGTGGGGTCACTTCATTTGGGCTGTTCGCTCGTTTATAAAGCGAGAGATTAACCCGAAAAAGTGTTTCTATCAGCCGATTGGCTATAGTGACATGAATGTTTTCCTCACTCAACTCCATCTTTTCGGCAACGATATATCTGATCACGAGGAGAACGGTGTTCTTCTCGGTGACCATTATCTGCGTCGATCCGTTCGTAAGTGGCGTTATGGTCAAACGTATAAGAACTACTTGGAAGATTAATCCAAGCGTTAGGCTCCCACGGAACTATCTATGGGATATCCTAAATTCTTTACTGCAAGACCTACATGGGTACCTACAGGAGACAGATGTACAGGTCGTTAAGGCGCTCATAAGGCGTCGAGACGTTCCTGCATTAATCAATCTGTCGCGGGAGTGGGGTTTACAGAGTTTTAACCTTAGCTCTGGTAGCTTGGCCGAAATTCGCGCCAAGTATCAGATATCCACTTTTCTTAAGAAGTTCCCTTTCGACGACGAGAATTTCGATCGTCGGAAGACTGCCACCGAAAAATTCTTGGCAGCAGAAGAGCAATGCAGACTCAGCAATGAAGTACTTATTCCTGAGTTGTGCAGGGCTTCGGAACCTGACACCCTATCGGTCATGACTCACGCTCGTAGTTTTGTTTCACGAGTGTTGGGCCAAATACCGAATTGGGATCTCGTAAGTAAAGATTGTAGGCATGGACCGGGCGCAACCCTGAGCACTTTCGATGGCTTTGTGGGTACTTATCATAAGTACTCATGTTGGCCGTACGACGTGTCTAAAGCTGCGCTCCCCTATGCACGTAGATTGATTGAACAAGACGAGCGTTGGCTCGGAGCCCTGGAAGATGATTATAGGTACGTTATGGAAATACCGTATCATTTTATCATCAACTGGGATTCGTTCTGGGAAAATGTCTTCAATGTTCAAGATACTAATTTTGTAACCTTCGTACCTAAAGACGTTCAAACTGAACGTACTATAGCGATCGAACCAACTATGAACCTGGCTCTCCAGCTCGGGGTCGATGGATTTATCCGTAGAGAATTAAAACTCTATGGCGTAGATCTAGATCGCGGGCAAGAGAAGAACCAGGAGTTGGCTAGAATAGGCTCGATTGATGATAGCTTTGCTACCATTGATCTTGCGTCGGCAAGCGACACAGTTTCTCTATCTCTGTGTCGGTACATCTTGCCGCCCTATTGGTACAACTACCTCATGGCCCTCAGGTGCCCTTTCGGGAATCTTGAGGACGAATTCCTTATATACAATAAGGTATCCTCCATGGGGAACGGTTTTACCTTCGCACTTGAATCACTTATTTTCACGTCGATAATTTACGGCGTGAGTAGGCATTTTCTCGGGGAATTCCGGCATCAGCATTTTGCGGTTTTCGGAGATGACTTGATTGTCAGATCAGAAATCGCGGATGCTCTTGTCCTTTTCCTAAGAAAGGTGGGCTTCACAGTAAACTCTAAGAAATCCTTTTTTAAGGGACCAATTAGGGAATCCTGCGGAGCTGACTGGTTCAATGGACATCTCATCAGACCGGTTATCCTTGATAAGCCAATTGCTAATGTAGCTGAGCTGTGGGCGATCAGAAATCGCCTCCAGCTTGTGCTAGAAAAGTACTGGTATATCATCGAACCACAAACAGTTTCCCTACTCGATAGGTGGACTCCCGAAACTCTTAAGAGTATCGTCGGCCCTCCCTCGAATGAGGAGTTTTCTAGCTTCAGGCACGTTCGTTATTCCGATGTGGATAACAGACGTAAGCCTAAATCTTTTTGCTGGAAAATTAAGTATCTGCAGTGTACACCGATCCCGCAGCGGGGCCAAAAGCTCTTCTTTAGAAGGCTAATGAATCCGTTACGGTCACATGATGAAACCCCATGGGAGATTAAAATATCCCGTGGGGGGCTAAAGGATGTAGGGGGTTACTACCGCGTGCATTCTCGTAAGAGGATGCAGTGGTGCATAGCAACCAGGACGGTTTGTGAATGGCCGTCCGAGTACCCGGCTGGGTAGGGCTAATTCCCTTACTCACTCGGC